TTTCAACACTAAGCAAACTATCAGTACCGTTGGCCAGTGACCAATCTGCAAGCGCACAGGGCATGTTAATGCCCAAGTTGCAGTACAGATTCAGAGTTTCTTTTGAGAACTTTGGCGTGTCAACTCCAACAACTGAATTAACAAAACAAGTTATTGATTGCACAAGACCAAACTTAACTTTTGAAGATATCGAACTAGCAGTTTATAACTCAAAAGTTCGTCTAGCAGGTCGTCATTCATGGGAAAACATCACTGTTAACCTACGTGACGATGCTAGTGGTCAAGTACAAAAACTTGTCGGCGAGCAACTACAGAAGCAGTTCGACTTCTTCGAACAAGCAAGTGCCGCTTCAGGTATCGATTACAAGTTTACAACACGTATCGAAATCCTAGACGGTGGTAACGGTGCTAACGTTCCTAACGTTCTTGAAACATGGGAAGTTTATGGTTGCTACCTACAAGGTGCTAACTATAACACACTAAACTATGCTACAAGCGAACCAGTGACAGTTGCACTAACAATTCGTTATGACAACGCTATCCAGAGCCCAACAGGCACTGGCGTTGGTACAGCAGTTGGTCGTGCTTTAGGTACATTGGCAACAGGTGGCGGCGCATAAAAACACTACCCGGGAGCCCAAAAAGGTCGCTTTGGCGGCCTTTTTTATTATCTACGCACAAAAAATACCTGGATAAATATTTGTATGGCCAAATTTTTTAAAAACTTTCTCAGCAACGTAGGACAGGGTGTTACACGACCAAAGGGTAACCTTGGCGATTTTCAACACGCAAATAAACTCTTTGTACAAAGCAATTATAGACTTGCTCCTAAACAAAAGTTTTTATATCATGTAGTATTCAATATTAATCCAGTAGTTAAAGCAAAGATGCCGTTCGTAGCCAATAACGGCTCGGCATTAAACATGCTGGTAAAAAGTGTAGATCTTCCTAAGTTTAAAGTTGACACCGAACTAGTACAACAATACAATCGTAAGAAACAAGTACATACAAAACTTGAATATGAACCAGTGAATCTTATATTCTACGATGACAACTTAGGTGTAACTACAAACTTATGGTCAAGTTATTACGGTTATTATTTTGCTGACTCAAGTCACGGTCCAAGTGCAGGGTCTATACCAAACGTAGGCAGTAGTAACGTTGGCGGACTAGCATTAGGCGGTGTACTTGGCGCTGGTTTAAATTTAGTTAAGAAGTTTTTAGGAAAGCCAGCAAGCAGAGCAGGTTCTAGTGAGCCAGGGGTTCCTGCAGCCTATCAGAGCAATGCGTTTATTCGAGAAAATAAATTTAGATACGGTTTAGACAACGGTAGCAGTGTTCCATTCTTTACTAGTATACAGATTTTCCAATTAAGTCGTAGAACTTACCAGTGTTTTACATTAATTAACCCTAAGATAACAAGTTTCCAACACGACAACTTGCAATATTCTGACGGTGCGGCAACAACACAAAACACTATGTCTGTGATTTATGAAGCAGTGGTTTACGGTGTTGGTGCAGTAAAACAAGGCATACCAACAGGATTTGGCACAGGATATTATGACCAGCAACCAAGTCCACTAAGTTTATTAGGTGGCGGCTCTAGAAGCCTATTTGGACAAGGCGGCGTCATTGGCGGTATATCTGACATCCTTGGAGATTTAAGTAACCCCGATACATATAAGGATCCGTTTGCATTATTTGGTACATTAGTTAAAGGTGCTAACGTTGTAAACAATGCTAAGAAGTTAACTAAAGAAGGTATTAGACAAGAAGGATTTGGTCTTGTTAAAGATGCACTGGGTGCGGCAACAGGATTAAATTTAAGCGGCGTGGCTAATATTAATTTCCCTAAACAAGCAGGTCGAGGACAAAATCAAACAACAACTGCTCTTGCACCTAGAGAAAGTGTTGGGCCACAGTCATTGACTGCAAGCCAACAAAATCTTGTAAACAATACACCGGGCGCATTAAATAGTCTTGTAACATTGGCTACAACAGCAGGAGTAGTAGCCGCTGGTACAAATGCACAAAGTCAAGTACAGAGTTTAATAGCCAGTGGAAGAAATCCAAAATTAAATGCTCTTGCACAAAAAGTTGTTTTAGAGATAAAGGCGTAATATGGCAGACAGTAATTTACCAGTAGATCAAAATCGCGACAGCGGTCAAGGTGTTAGACTATTTTTTAATAACTATTTCAACGAAACAATTACATTTCCAGCAGGTGAAATAGATGCAGTAGTTGGATTTTTTAAGAAACGAGGCTTTGATGAGTTAGCCAGTAATTCAACGGCTATTGTATTATTACAACAGGCTAAACTTGACGACGTTGAAGTGTTTAGACTTTTAGATACACTAAAAGGTCTAACTGAAGTTCAACTAAGCAGTGTTGTAGCAGAAGTTCTAAACTACAATAGACAGAAGAATTCCACACTAGGTTATCGTCAACAAGACACTAGTGATAGTCTAGAAAAACGCAACGTATTAATATGACAAAGTTTGCACAAGGCAAATTTATTTTAAAAAATCCCGAAAAGTATATAGGAAGAAAAACACCTACATACCGTAGTAGTTGGGAATGGGCTGTTATGAATATGTGCGATAACAACCCTTCCATCGCCAAATGGGCTAGTGAAGCAGTAAAGATTCCTTATCGTTGTCCGTTAACAGGAAAGCAGACAATTTATGTTCCTGATTTCTTTGTAAATTACGTTGATAAAAACGGCAAGCAACACGCAGAAGTTTGGGAAGTAAAACCTGCAAGTCAAGCAATTAGAGAAAAAGTAGGACGTAATGCTATGAATCAAGCGGCCTATATTAAGAACATGGCAAAGTGGGAAGCCGCTAGAGCATGGTGCGGACAACAAGGTATTCTGTTTAGAGTAATTTCTGAAAATGACATTTTCCATAAAGGAAAGCGATAAGTAATATTATGACTAAGAAACTTGAAGAATTACTTAACTTGCCTGAAACGCAGGAAATAGTAAAAGCAGAAACCAAAAAGAAAAAGTTAGATCCTAAGGCTACTGCGCCTGCAGATAATCTGTTTCGTGAAATAGGCGAGATTGATAAGATTGCTTCTGCACTACCGCAAGTCAAAGGTCTAGGAGATATCAGCGACGGCGAACTAGATGCCCTTGCTCAACGTGCTACAGATGCCTACGATGACTTGATGGATTTAGGTATGAACGTTGAGCCACGCTATTCTAGTAGAGTTTTTGAAGTAGCATCAACTATGCTTAAAAATGCTATAGATGCTAAATCGGCAAAAATTGACAAGAAATTAAAAATGATCGAATTGCAGTTAAAAAAAGCAAAATTAGATCAAGATGCACAAGGAAAAGACCCAGAGGGCACTGGTGCAATTCAAGGTGAAGGTGTGCTTATTACAGATCGCAATAGCCTCTTGGAAAAACTGCGCAATATGAAATAAATACATTATCGGAATTGAACTATGAAATCATTTAAAGACTATCTAACAGAAAGCAAAAAAACCTATGCTTTTAAAATTAAAGTAGCAGGTAAACTTGAGGACGGCTTTGCCGAAGACCTACGTGCGGCAATGACTAAATTCTCCATTGCAAATCTAAGCAAAGGAAAGTCTAGTCCTATCCAAGAAAATCAAACTGATTTCCCTCAGTTAAAAAATGAATCTGTTACAGTCTTTGATTTAGAAGTTCACTATCCAACAACTCCTCCAGTTCTTGAACAGTATATCAGTGACATGTGCGGATGCGCTAAGACACACTTAGTTGTCCGTGGAGCCAACGAAGCCGCTGTTAATCATCAAGAAGCAGAAAACTTCAAAGAAGCCCAAGCAAAGCCTTTAATTGGACAATGTGACCCACAGCCATCAGATAATCAAGATCTAGTCGGTGAGAAACAAAAAATGTCTATGTTAAAAGATCTTATGAAAGACAAACACATGGGCGAGCAGTATAAAGGTGTAAACGATGCTATCTTAGCAGGGTCTGCTCCTACTGAAAAGTCTTCAGAAATGCCGGAAGGCACATCTATCAGCCCAATTGGCTCTAAAGCCCGTAAAGGATAAAAATATGGACATGAAAAAAATGCTGACAATCTTGTCAGAAAGCAAACAAGTTAATGAATGCGGAGACATGGGTCAATCTATGCCTAGCACTCCTCCAGTATCAATGAGCGTTAATTTAAACGCACAAGGTATTGATCAGATCAAAGATTTGCTTAACCTAATGAACAAAGCAGACAGCGCACTAGCACCTGGGCTAGTTGGACAAGGTCCAGCACCAATGGCTATGCCGATGCCAGAACCTAAGCCAATGCCTATGGCAATGCCAATTGGTATGGATAAGCCAGAAGAGCCTAAAGAACCAGACATGAAGGATCTAATTAAGATTGCTTCAGATGCTGGTCCAGAAAAATCAGGTGAAGAGCCTGCAGGTAAGAAAGAAATGCAAGACGTTGCTAACGATGTTAAAGGTCTTGCAGACGAACTTAAAAATAGCCCTGCTGGTACAGGTATGAATGAGCCAACATATGGCGACTTAGATGCCGCAGTTCCGAGTGGAGATGATCTACACAAACAAAAGGGTACATATCCTAAAGTTGCTGGCGGTGATAACCCAATGCAACGTATGGAAGGTATCAAGTCTGGTCTATCTTCTTTATACAAACAAATTAAAGAAACACGTTAATTCGTCGGCAGTTAGCACACTGTTTAATTGTGCCAAATAGGCTCTTCGGGGCCTATTTTTTTCGGTAAATAATTTTATGGCAGGAAAAACATTAGACGGCGTTCTTATTAAGAAAGCCCACAAACAAGAGAAATTTTCTGAAAATCAAATTCAGGATTTGGCCCAGTGTGCTGACCCCGAATTAGGCTATCTATATTTTGCAAAGAACTTCTTTTATATTCAGCACCCTGTTAAGGGTAAGGTTAAGTTTGAACCGTTTGAATATCAATTGCGTCTAATGGACAGTTACCACAGTTATCGCTTTAACATCAACATGATGCCACGACAAAGCGGTAAGACAACATGTGCCGCAGGCTACTTGTTGTGGTATGCTATGTTTAATCCTGATCAAACTATTCTAGTTGCCGCACACAAATACACAGGCGCACAGGAAATTATGCAACGTATTCGTTATGCATACGAACTGTGTCCTGATTATATTCGTTGCGGTGTAACAAACTACAACAAAGGGAGTATTGAATTTGATAATGGATCACGTATTGTATCAGCAACTACTACTGGCAACACTGGTCGCGGTATGTCAATATCCTTACTATATTGTGATGAGTTTGCATTCGTACAGCCAAACATTGCAGACGAGTTTTGGACATCTATTTCACCAACACTAGCAACTGGTGGTCGTGCAATTATTACCAGCACACCTAACAGCGACGAAGATACATTTGCTATTATTTGGAAAGAAGCCAACAAAACATTTGACGAATTTGGCAACGAGAAAACAGACGGTACAGGTTCTAACGGATTCCACGGATACAAAGCCGAATGGTGGGAACATCCTGATAGAGATGAATCCTGGAAAGTACAAGAACTTGGACGTATCGGTGAAGAACGCTTCCGTCGTGAGTACGGTTGCGAGTTCTTGATTTTTGACGAAACGCTGATTAACAGTATCTGCTTGTCTGGTATGGAAGGGGTAGAGCCTATAATGCGGATGGGACAAGTGCGCTGGTACAAAAAGCCCAAGGACGATATGTTGTATATTGTTGCCCTTGATCCTGCCCTAGGCACGGGCGGTAACAATGCCGCAATTCAAGTATTCGAACTTCCTACGCTAGAGCAAGTTGCAGAATGGCAACACAACCAAACAGCAGTAGAAGGGCAAATTAAGATCCTTCGTGACATTAACAAATACATTGCAGATTGTTGCCCTACTATGAATGGTGCTAACATATATTGGAGTGTTGAAAACAACACACTAGGTGAAAGTGCCCTTATTGTTATTAAGAACGTAGGCGAAGAAAACATACCCGGAATGTTTATTGCAGAGCCAATACGCAAAGGACATGTACGTAAGTTCCGTAAGGGATTCAATACCACGCATAAGACTAAAATCTCATCTTGCAGTAGATTAAAACACCTAATCGAAAGCGGAAAGATGAAGATTAAGTCAAAAGCCGTTATTTCGGAACTAAAAGCCTTTATTGCTACAGGTATTACATTTAAAGCAAAAACAGGCGAAACTGACGACCTAGTAAGTGCTTTGTTACTAGCAGTACGCATGAGTGCCGTGCTTGCAGACTGGGATCAGCGTGTATTTGACCTAATGAGCGGGCGTGGAGGGGAAGACGAAGAAGACTTCGAACCGCCTATGCCTATCTTTATTTCCAGCAGTTTTTAACTAAATATAAACATGAAAGACTTGAGTACTATCAGCAGTGATCTGTTTAACAAAATCCGCAGTCGTTTTTCCGATATAAAAATTGGTGACGAAAGCGGTGCCCTAACCAACGACGAAACACAGGCCCGTTTCTTTGATGTTAACTATAAAGCCGGTGGAAGAGATTTGGGCAGAATCAACATCAAAATTGATGATGATGCGTTGACTGTTATCTACAGCACAGACATGCTAGACGGTGCAGGTGATGCTAAAACTGATTGGTTTAATTTTCTAAAAGATCTACGTCGATTTGCAAGATCAAACTTGCTGACATTTGACACTAGAGATATTACAAAATCAAACCTAGATAAAAGAGATTACAAATATCTAAGCAAAGAAAGCGGAGAAAACAAAATGAGTGAATCAAAACTATTTGGCACTAGCAAGACTAGTTTCCAAGACATGGGCGAGGCAAAGATTATTGTCAAACACAGCGCACCAGTCAATATGGAAAATCCTGCAGGTCGTACACAGCGAATCGAAAGCATCTACATTGAAAGTGCCAATGGTGAACGCTTCCGCTATCCACATCGTCATTTGAACGGTGCTCGTGCAATGGCACGTCACGTAGCCAACGGCGGTACAGCATACGATTCAATGGGCCAATATATCAGCGGGCTAAGTGAAGAAATTGGTAAACTACGCCAGTTCAAACAATACACACAACGCAGTGGTGTAATGGCAGAAGCATTAAGTGATGTCACAGAACAAGTGTTTGAACGTATTGATCAAATCAAATTGGAAATTGCCGCACTACAACGTCAGCAATACTACGAAGCATTCGTAGAAAGTTTCAAGCCAGCAGAGAGCGTAGAAGTTCCAGAAGACATTATGCAGAACTGGGTCGACGCATTAACTATCAAAACTTTCAATGAAGAATTGACTAGCGTATTCCCATACTTGTATCGTTTGGTAAAAGAAAAGCAAGAGCAAGGCCTAACTTATGACGATCTAGTAGCAGAGGCCACATGCTCAAGTTGCCACAAAGATCCATGCGAATGCGAAGATACAAAAGAAAGCACAGACATGTTCAGCGAGTTTGAACAGCAAGTTGACGAATTGGCTGCATTAAACTTTGAAAGTGACAAAGGCGACATGGACCACGATGGCGAAGATGAGCCAGACGATCAAGAGTACATGCAGAACAAGGACACAGCCATTAAGAAGGCTATGGACCAAGAAGAGCCAAAGAAAGAGTCTATTAGCAAAGAAGTGGTAGAGTTTATTGCTAGTATGTACGACAGAGAAACTGGAACTTTCCCACGCGGTGAGGAAGGTGTTAAGATTGCTTGCGAAAAGAAGTTTGGTGAACAAGCAGGTCAGTTTGCCAACTATGTAGTTGAGAAACTATCATCAAAACCATTTGATCCAGAGCAGTTCGGCAGCGATGGTGCTGGTGCTGGTGCTGGTGATATTTCTAAAGATGACGAAGACGACAAGATGAATGAACTAGTTCGTATTCGTGCATTGGCAGGAATGTAAACGGTAAAATAGACCACATTTAGGCAAGATATTTTCTTGCTTTACTAAATAAAAGTGCGTACAATAACATGTATGCACTTTTTGTTTTACAGTTGGTGTAAAACAATTATAGGCAAAACAGGCATATTAAAAGGAGAACTATTATGGCCACATTAGCAGAAATCCGTGCAAAACTTCAGGCACAAGAAACACGTTCAAGCGGCGACTCTCGCCCCGTTGGTGACAACGCAATCTATCCGTTCTGGAACCTAGAGCAAGGTAAAGAATCCACAGTCCGTTTCCTCCCAGATGGTGACTCAAACAACACTTTCTTCTGGGCAGAGCGTCTTATGATCAAACTGCCATTCGCAGGCATCAAAGGCGAAACTGACAACAAACAAGTTCAAGTACAAGTCCCATGTATGGAAATGTATGGCGAAACTTGCCCAATTCTTTCAGAAGTTCGCGGCTGGTTCAAGGACAAGAGCCTAGAAGAACAAGGTCGCAAATACTGGAAAAAGCGTAGTTACATTTTCCAAGGTTTCGTTGTTGAAGACGGCCTTAAGGAAGATGGACAACCAGAAAACCCAATCCGTCGATTCATTATCGGCCCACAAATTTTCCAATTGATCAAGTCAGCATTAGTTGACCCAGAGTTGGAAGAATTGCCAACAGACTTCGCACGTGGCGTTGACTTTAAGTTGGTTAAGACATCTAAAGGTGGTTACGCAGACTACTCTACTTCAAAGTGGAGCCGTCGTGAGCGTCCTCTAACTGATGCAGAACTCGATGCAGTTAAGACACATGGTTTGTTTAACTTGCAGGACTTCTTGCCAAAGAAGCCAACAGACATTGAATTGAAAGTTATCAAAGAAATGTTTGAAGCAAGTGTCAATGGTGAGCCATTTGACAAAGAAGCATGGGGTCAATACTTCCGCCCAGCAGGTATGGGCCAAGTAACTGGTGATCCAAACAAAGCAACTGCCGCACCAGCAGACAGCGATGTTGATCCAGATGAAGCACCTGCAAGACCTGCTCCTGTAGCAAAGCCAGCGGCACCAGCCGCAACTGCTTCTAGCAGTGGTGGTAGTGGTCGTGCTGAAGACATCCTTGCGATGATTCGCAATCGTCAAAAGCAGTAATCAAGACTCAAGGGCACTTCGGTGCCCTTCTATAACTACAAGCACAAGGAGATATCATGGCTAAACTTAGCAAGTTGGCAAAAGTCAACGAATCTATCACCATTAATCGTTATGACAACGGTTTTATGGTCGAGGTAGGCGGTCGCGATCAAGAAAGCGATTGGAAGACTGCTAAAATTCTTTGCAACACAGAAGACGAAATGCTTGCTGTTGTTAAAGAATGGAATACTATGGAGGTCGATAACTAATGGCTACTAAAGCATTTGACCTTTCAAAATTTCGTAAGACTCTAACTAAGAGTATTGACGGACTAGGTGTTGGTTTCAACGATCCTACAGATTGGATCAGCACTGGAAACTATGCACTAAACTATCTTATCAGTAGTGACTTCCACAAAGGAGTTCCACTAGGTAAAGTTACTGTGTTTGCCGGAGAAAGTGGTGCAGGTAAGAGTTTTATCTGTAGTGGTAACTTGATTCGTAATGCACAGGAACAAGGCATTTATGTTGTTCTAATCGACAGCGAAAACGCACTAGATCAAAAATGGCTAGAAGCACTAGGTGTAGACACTAGCGAAGAAAAGTTACTTAAACTCAACATGGCTATGATTGATGACGTTGCTAAGACCATCAACGAGTTCATGAAAGAGTATAAGGCAATGGCAGAACGCCCTAAAGTTTTATTTGTCATAGACAGTCTTGGTATGTTGCTGACCCCGACCGATGTTAATCAGTTCGAAGCGGGCGACCTAAAAGGTGACATGGGCCGTAAGCCTAAAGCATTAACAGCACTAGTTCGTAACTGTGTTAATATGTTTGGTAGTTATAATGTTGGTTTAGTTGCTACTAACCACACATACGCTAGTCAAGACATGTTTGACCCAGATGACAAAATCAG